AATCGCCGGTTCTTACCCGGTCAACGAGAGTTCGAGTCTCTCCGGTCCCACCATATTTTTTCTGGACAGTCGGCCTATCGAATTATCTAATACTTTCTGGAGCGACTAATGGGTTTTCCCTGGGTTGAGCGTCAAGAAATTCGCGAGATCCTTGAAAACACCCGTGAGATACTTCGCATCCTTCGCGAGAAAAAATTCGCAACAAGTATTGGACAAATTCAAATAGGAGACACCATGGCAACTAACTTTTCGGTCCAGGCAGGCGGTCCGCCAGCGATTGTGCAATTTATTCCGCTTCCTTCGGGAAGTGTTTTCTTTTCGCCAGCAAGCTTCGTTCCGGTTGCAGATGACCCGAACGTGGTCTTTGCTCCGAATCCAGGAGACACTACGGGAACGGAATTCACAATCACAGTTCCGGCGAGCGACACAGCCGTTTCGTTTAACTTGGGCGTAAGCGGTCCGGACGGCGCGGCAGGTGCTTCGATCAGTGGTACGCAGTTGTGGACCATCATTCCTGCGGTTGTGCCGCCGAACTTTGCTACCAGCATCGGCCAGCAACAGCTTGCGTAAGAGTTTTGCAGGATTCGTATAGTGGCAGTACGACGCACCCGTAATGCGTCTGCACCCGTTCGATTCGGGTATCCTGCTCCATCTTGGTCGCAAAAAGCAGACATACATGGTTGGACGACTTGCCATGCAGAAGTGGAAAAAGTCGATCTAGGGCGTGCGCTGCCGAAGGCCGGATTCACTCCTGAAAAGGTTCCGGTGAAAACGAGCGAAGCCAGTAAGCTGCAACATGCGACACCTATAAGCGTGGGATAGCCATAACTTACTCGCATACGGTCCCACGGGGAGCAGTGAAGCTGGCGGGCGTTGCTGCTGATCGTGCGATCACTTTTGTGCAAAAGTGAACAGACGTATTTTTCTTTGGCGTCCATTATAGAATCTCCGATTCGTTGGATGGTTGTTGTAAAGGAGACCTTATGGACGCCAAGCTTGCACACGAAGCAGAAGTAAATGACTTGGAAACTTTTGCAAAGCAGACAGGAAGCGGCAACTCCGGCTCGCCGATAGCGCTGTATATTAAGCAGCGCCGTGAAGAGTTAGGAGTTGCATTTATGACCAAAGAAAAGCTTTCGGTGGACGATCAGGCCCGATTGGAAGAGGTCGATTCACTGGAAAATTTCTTGAATCGGCACAACATTGGCACAGATAATCCGGACCAGCCAATGCGTACATATGTGAGACAGCGCCGCGCAGCACTTTTGGCTCAGCCTGTAGTACCTGAGCAGCCGGTTGTAACACATGTTCCAAGGCAGCCGGTTCCAGCGGGTACAGTTACCCCGGCTCCGACTTTCAGCCCGTCCGGTGGAAAGATTCCACACGGACAGTTGATTTCGATTGCCGACACAGTTGTAGGGGCAGCGATCCTTTACACGGTGGATGGAAGTATTCCAACACCGAGTGGTCTAACGACCAAGAGATACACTGCTCCATTCACGTTGCCGCAATCAGGAACTATCAACGCGATAGCAACGGCGGCTGGATACGCAAACAGTCCGGCATCCAGCGTTTCATACAGCTACTAAGAATTAAAGGCCCCGTCATCTAGCGGCTAGGATGTCCCTCTCTCTAAGGGAAAACGCCGGTTCGAGTCCGGTCGGGGCTACGCAGGGCTGGTCTACCGGCATGACTGCTCATTTGTAATGAGCAAGACTCAGTTCGACTCTGAGGCCCTGCCCCAGTGGGTTCGTAGCTCGAAGGTCGAGCGTTCGGCTTTTAACCGATTGGCGAGAGTTCGATTCTCTCCGGACCCACCAAACTTTTTACTTTAATGCATAAACCTTACGGCGTAATCAAGAACCTTACGAAAGAACGTCTCGCCATGTTAGTTCTATCCTCCCAGTCAATCGGACAATTCTTAACTTCAATCGGACTCACACCATCAACCGGCAACGCTAGGACTGCACGACAAAGAATTACTGCTGATGGATTGGACGCATCGCACTTTGCTGGCCGTGGAATGAAAGGTTTCCAGAAGACCGACTTACACCGGGCCAGAGTAAGCGCGACTAAACTCTCGCGCTATGGTGTAACTGTTGAAATGATTCTAGAGGCATCCTCTCATGGGTTACATTGGTGTTCTGGGCATAAAATATTTTTACCAGCCGATCAATTTAATCCAGGACGAGCGACGTGTAAAAGGTGTGAAGCTGACCGTGCGTTTTGTCGAGTCCACGATCTGCCGTTAGGCTGGTACAGCGCCAAATTGGCAGAGCAAGATGGTCGCTGCTTTCTCTGTCGCCGAACACCAGAGGAAGCGAACCCTAAAAAGTTAGTTCTATTTCTCGACCACGATCATGCCTGCTGCCCTGGTAATAAATCTTGCGTAAACTGTGCCCGCTCATTGCTTTGCAGTCGGTGTAATACGTTCGTTGGTTGGATAGAACGTCATCCCGACCTAGTTGTCTTAATTGCGGATTATATCGCTAAATTTCGCAAGCCACTATTAGGGAGTTAGTCGCGCCCCATTTTCCTCAAATAACCGCTTGCAGTAAAAAGTCTCTTATGATACAAATTCGTTTGGAGAAATAAGATGACTACAGATTTGGCCAAACCATTTAGCAGGATGGGCGCTCGCGTAAAGGTACGCGATTTTGAACGCACACGCTGGAACCGTATCTCCGCAAATACCACTGTGGCCATCGATGTGGCCATCGATGTTCGTCGCGATAAAGAGGGAGAGTATTTTGATCTCCGCGTGAACGAGGAAAACAAGAAAATCCAAATCATCCCGGTCGATGTACAGCCCAAGGATCGGCACCTGTTGTTACTAGTGAAGGATGGGAACGTAAAATCCAAGTTCCTCTGTGGCCATGACGAACGCCACTGGTTTGTAGCCGCGATCCCGGAAAGCGAGCCGGTAACCAATGTGAAATCGGCCAAGATTGCGCTAAAACCGGAAGAGGTACGTGCCCTAGTTATCCCCAGCAAGCATGCGAACAAGCGGAAGAATAGCGGCTTTGTTCGGCAGGGTGAATGGTTCTTCGTCCCGGTAAAAGCAAAAATAAGCTTAAACTGGACGGATAGGATCCTAAAGAACGAGCCGATGGTCCGCAGCGATGGCGGCAAGCCTCACTATGCGGAAGAGTTGATCCGCTATGGCGGTGAGGATGTTTGGGTCTGCCGTCACTATCCGTCCGGACTCACCGAAGAGAATTACCAGAAAGAAATCTTCGCGAACCAGGATGCCAAGCGCTGGAATTGGAGCCGTATGCGCCGAAATCCAGAAGTGTATGTACGCGGCAAAATCAGCCACGCAGATCACGCGACCATCACGCTCGATGGATGGCATCGCGTCCATATGAATACCGAACCACGCGCCCGTGCAAGGGCGAATGTAGTTTTCCTCGACTAACAATTAACCGCTTAAAGGGAGAAGACAATGAAGGGACCCATTACGATATCTACCGCTCTGTCTTGGCGCAAGACGCTATCGGAGCGGCACAATGAACTGGTTTCGTTGCGGAACCAGAATGCTCAACAGGAAACCCGTTATTACGGGGCGAATGTGGACAAGGAACGCGTGATCGAGCCACTGTATGATGTGGTCGAGTTGGACAATCTGGTTACCAGTATTGCCCGCGAAGTTCGCCTGTTGGACGAGGCCATAAAGGCTACCAACCAAGTAACCGAAGTAAAGGGTTACGAGCGCAACGACGACGTTCTTGGAACGCTCGTGGCGGCTAAAGAAAAAAAGAAGGGCAAGTAAATTTCATCCGAGTCCACTGAGGCCGGGTAGCGAACGGTCTAGTGGCCTGTGCGCCACGATAAAAATCGCACAGCGCTCCGTCGAAGCGAAAATCGAATACAACTGTAGCGACCAAATCGCTAACCTTGGCTAAGTTGTTGATTACGGCCTGCCAGGCCACTCTAGTTGATAGTCGATTATTCCGATTGTCTGACTTGTTGATTTACGAACCAGACTGTTGGCCTTGCTTCAGTGGGCACCAAAATTCTTTTATTTTTCGCTTGCAGTAGATTTTGGTTCGTGATACAAAATGACATTCCTTGGTACTGTAGAGCGTACACGTGCTGATTGGTTCAGCATTAGCCTCTGGAGCTAACACAGTTGGTTCGATTCCAACCGTACCCGAAAGGGTTCCGCTCAACGACTTCCAAGGATATAGAATGTACGCCTTGATGTGACCGCTGCCGTAAGGCATGTTCTCAAGGTATCGGTAATTTTGGCGGACACTAGACAGCTTACACGTTAACTCGCTAAGTAAACGTCAATACAAGCTGACTGACTTTCCGCCTTCGATTGTGACGGTTACTGGACAGGGATACATGACTGTGGCCGAAAGGCCGCCCCCCTCCACCAAACTATGGGGGGGCCGTTGAAAAACGGGACAAATGAACCCCCTGAACGACTTACCGTCCCTTATCTTAGGCGGCTGGGTACTTAGACCGGCCGCCTTTTTTATTGGAGCGACGATGGCTAGCGACGACAGGTTTTATCTAATGGAGTTCAAGAATCGCCCGGTACTACACGGCGATATCGGATCACTTCTTCGCCTTGAAGGGGTTGTAGTCGGCGGCGGAGGAACCAGGACGGTTTTGATGCTGCCGGACAGCCCTGAAGCAGAATGGGAAGATTTCCAACATCCAAGCTTGGAAGAGTGGTCCGACTGGCTTCAACGTTCAGACAGCCCCGAGATCCTGGTGGGGCCTGCCGTGAATGGGTCCGCATCGCTTCCGAAAGTTTGGCATCGCAAGCTGCGCTATGAAATATCTGGCGCGGTCCAGCAGAAAATCTGGGCTGCGGATCAGTTTGCTTGTGTTTATTGTCATCGAAAGATGGGCGAAGTTCTAATGACTATCGACCACTTCACTCCGTTGGAGTTGGGTGGTGCGAACGATGTTTCGAACTTTCTGAGCGCATGCAAACCATGCAATAAGGCTAAAGGTTCCATGGACCCGGAGGTATGGTGTCGGGATCGCAAGTTGAATCCTGCTTCATATTACAGGCTGTATCTTAAGTCGCGGAAAATCTAAAAAGGGGGAGAAGATGGAAAAGGGAATCACCAAGAACCAGATTTTATCCGAACTGTCCCGGTCCCCACACGGGAAGCTTGCGGAATATGTGGACATGGGACAGAAGGCCCTACGGCAGGAACCTGAGTTTTTCGCGCACCTAATTGCATGGGACCACAAGAATGGACAGGTCCGCGATGCTAAGGTTGCTTTGCCGGTTGTGTCGTTGTCCACGCCGGGGTTTCACCCGGAATTTGTAGACAACTCACTCGCGCACTTGGCGCTGCTCGGCCCTCGTGAACTTTTGAAGGCGTTTCGGTTCTCGCTGGAGTTAAGGCTGCCAGGTAGAATGCGTGCAATGCGGCGTTTGGTCGAAGACTATCTTCGCGAGCGCGAGGCCAACTGGTCGAAGTGGGAACGTATCGCTATTCAGCACAAGCGTACGCTCAAGGAACTATACGCGCTGGCACACGTGAAGCCAGCCGACCGACAGAATGCAGTTCTGTTTAAGGGAGAGCATCCTGCGGGATCTCTTTTTGAAGTTGTTGCACAGCTAAAGGATATGGCTCCGGCCGAAGCTGCTGGAACGATCATGGAAAAGAAAATTCCCTTCCTGATTGCCATGGGAGCTTTGGGCAAAAAGGCCCAGGAGCCGGATCTAGTGATGGCTCTTATTAGTCGGATGTCGCCGACTGAACTTGTAACCAACACCAAGCTCCTGGAGCGTCTAGGTATAAAGACGAATCCAGTACTTCGCGGGGCGTTCGAAAAAGCTTTAGAGAAAGCATCTAAGGGTAAGACGAACATCCTGAAGACTACGCGTGCGGCCGAAGCTATGGACGATGAAAGTTTAAAGGAAAAGCTTCGTGGTGTGCAGGAAAAGCAGATTGCGGCACTTGGCGGCGTGGAAGGCAACTGGCTGGTCTTAGGCGATAAGTCCGGATCCATGAAGGAAAGCATCAAGGTCGCCGTAGAGGTTGCCGGAACGCTATCAAAGATGGTGAAGGGCAAGGTGTGGCTGGTATTTTTCAATACTTCGCCGCAGTCGATTGATGTAACCGGCATGTCGCTTGATAAAATCAAAGTGGCTACCCGGCACATTACCGCCAACGGTGGCACGTCGATTGGGTGTGGATTACAGCGCATGCTGGACAGTAAGGAAGAGATCGACGGCATCGCTATCGTTTCTGACGGCGAAGAAAACACTGCTCCGATGTTTCCGCAAGTTTACAAGAAGTACGCGGAGTGGGCAGGTAAGGAAGTCCCTGTTTACTTGTATCATTGCGATGGGGGCAGTCCCAGCCTACCGCAGACAATGGCGGCGGCGCACATTGATTTGCAGGTGTTCGAGCTTGGTGGAAACGTTGATTATTACTCGCTGCCAAACATGGTGAACACTATGCGGACTTGCCGGTACAGCTTGGTCGATGAAATCATGGCGACCAAACTTTTGAAGTTAACGGATGTCTTGAAGCACAAGGCAAAAATGGCGGCAGCTTAACTGCTGCCAAATTACGTGCTCTGGGAGCACGAGAAAGGAAAAACCAATGCTCAGTGAACTTAAGAACTTCGACGCCAAGCGTATGGACCTGGTGGAGCTTGTAGCTCTAGCTTCATTCGGACGTGACCTTCAGGCCGAGTTCGGGGTACTGGGTGTCGAGTCTCCTGAATGGATAGAGCAGAACCTAAAGGCCGTCCACAGGGAGATTAAGAGCCGGAACGCAGATCGTATCGCAGCTAGGATACGTGAAGCCAAGACCCGGCTTGAGACTCTCAAGACTCCTAGTGAAAAGCGTACCGACCTTCAGGCGGAATTGGCCCGGCTTGAAAAGCAACTTAAGTCGGCCTAACTGAAGCAAAATAAAACGGGGCATCTGGGTTGCGGTTCAGATGCCCCGTTTTCCCTACAAGGGAGGGGCAGACAGCCCCACTATAAAGATAGCCCCCGTTTTTGTCCAGAATTTTTCGCTTGTAGTTAACATTTCCCCGTGTTAAAACGTCTCTCCAGGGGGAACACATGCCGGGATTTGACCAAGAGGTTTACAATAATCGGTGCGTTCTAAAGAATGCAACTAACTTCGATCCAGTAATAGGCCACAGCATTGTGGCGATGCAAGTTGGCATACAAGTTGATCCTGTAACAAAAACTATAATACCAGACTACGAGGCCCTCTGTTCCGCCTGCGGTATGTCCCTCGAAGAAATCCGGCAACACTCCGAACCACCAAAGAAAAAACGCGCACCGCGCAAACCAAAAGGAACCCCAGATGAAGCCAGCGCTTAGCCCTATTGTGTCTCCAGATTTAGTTTGCGGCACCTGCGGCCAAGTTATGCGCCGCATAATCCACATTCAACCGTCCAACAAGAAGCTCGATAAGATCGTTTATCACTGCGATTCGCCGACCTGCTTGTACGCGAAGTCGATCTCCCTTGAGCACCAGAACTGCTCGGACGATACTTACCAGCCTTTAGTGGTCGAAAAAGCAAACGTTTCAGAAATCCCCCGCCCGATATATTCCAAGGAAGAGCCGATTACTGTGTCGTTTGGGGAAGGTTCGACAGAAGGCGCATGAACCCAGTTCTTGCGGCCGTAATTGGATTGTTGGTAGGTGTGGTCGTTCTTGGCCTGGGCGTATTTTTTTATGTTGCGGTCGGTGCGATCAAGAACCTTACCGCCTCGATAAGAATATTGAACACGACCCTTGGGCCAATTTTCGCTGGCGAGGATCTTCCCAGAACGCTAAAAGTTTTACAGGCGCTTGGTGCTCTGGGAACCGAGGTTGGCGCAAAAATCGACACACTGAATTCCACGATGGGAATGTTTACGCGAGCAGTTTTCAACACACCGGAACGGCCTGTAGCTAACTCAACCCCGGAAGGGAATTCCGGGGTTTTTGCTTACTCCGAAGAAGATGCCGCTGCACGCGGAGTCGCAACCAAACTGCGCAAGGCTGGCATAGAAACGGATGAAAGCGTGGTTATTCCGCCAGCCGATCTCGGTCCTGCCCCAGACCTGTATTAAAATTCCTTGATTCCTGCCTCTATAAAAGTTCAGAATTCCACGTGTGGCTAAGCGTTCGTACATAGAAATCTCCCCGCTCCATCGTAATCGCTACGTTAAGCACGAAGTCCTTGGCCTGTCGATTGACGATATCGCCACGGAAGATAACGTAACCCCTGCAACTGTAATCAAATCAATCGAAACGGTAAAAATCCAGAAACACTTCCTTGGGTTGGAATCCCTAGAGGCCAGCGAAGCCGCCATTGTTATTGATATGAGGCCACTTAAGCAGGCGGCTATCGAACGTGGGCTGACTGCTGAAAAGAAAATCTACATAGAACACGGAGAAGGTGCCGGAGAAGTGATTGCCGTTGAGCCGGACCACGAGATCCAACTAGCCGCCGTTGATCGCCTCACTGAAATGACAAAAACGGTGATGGCTCGCCACATAAAAGGAAACTCCCAGACGGTTAATGTCAACACTGGCATAGGAATTACGAACACATTCACCAGCTTTGAAGATAGATTGCGCGAAGTGAAGAAGAAAATGGAACCTGCGGTTGAGCTTCCGCCTGCCAATGTAATCGACGTAGCTCCCGAGAAGGTCGAAAGTGGAAATCCCACGTAAAGATCGAACACTTGATGAAGCTATTCGAGTGTTGGACGGCCGTTTAGACGAAGCGGAAGGCGATATCAACCATGCCTACATGCTCCTGTCGAAGTATGAACTGGCGTTCATCGATGAAGAGATCGCAAAGTGCCTAAATTTCCGCTACTACGCTGAAAACTACCACGTAATAAACAGCAAACACAAAGGCATCATTACGCTGTTCCCGTTTTTCGAAAGCCAAGAGATTTTCTACGAAAAAATAGTCGAAATTCAGGCTTCCGGAAAACCTGTACAGGTAATTGTTCTGAAAGCGCGGCAGTTGGGCCTTTCTACTATCAATGAAGCACTGATTTTGCATAAAACGGTGTTCAACGAAGCCTGCAACTCGCTGATTGTGGCTCAGGATCCTAGCCAGGCCGACTACCTGTTCAATATGTCGCGTATGGCGTATGACTCTTTGCCTTGGTGGATGCGTCCGGAAGCTCGGTACGAGTCTAAAGGGCGCTATTTGGAGTTCGACCGGCGCGACGACATGATGCGTATGACTAAGCCGGGACTGCGCTCCATGATTCTAGTGGAAGCGGCCAATAAAATGAGCGGAGTTGGAGTAGGAAAAGCGTTCAAGGCCGCGCACCTTTCTGAATTGTCCTTATGGCCAGCGGCAAAGGCCCTTTCCGAGCAACTTTTCCCGGCCCTTTCGAATACTCCCGACCAGATTGCCGTTATGGAATCAACGGCTAGAGGTCGTGACAATTTCTGGTACGACATCTGGAAAGATTCCTGGGAAGGGCGCGTACCGTGGACTCCAATCTTCATTGAATTCTTCCGACTAAAACAGTATTCGATCCCCGTTACCGCTGGGGCTAAGTTTGTAAGAGAAAAAGAAGAGGATGCGCTCGCAAATAAGGTCCTGGAAACCACCGGCATTGAACTGACTGACGGCCAGCTTAACTGGCGGCGTACCCAGATGCAGCTTTCCAGAACCTTGAATCGCGGAGACGATTCGAGCTTTTATCAGGAGTATCCAGGCTCTTCGTGGATGGAAGCTTTCCAAGGTTCCGGTATCTGCGCGTTCAATAAGAGAAAATTGCAGCTAATTCTTGAATCTACCTGCGCTCCGCCAACTTCTTACGGGGAGATCGAACTGACGCAAGACAAGGCCGGTAAGTGGACGGCGAAAACACACCTTACCAAGCTCACAAAGGGAACAAAGGCTCCACCGCAGGAGCAGCACGGGTCGCGCCTGTACGTTTGGGAGCCGCCAGAAGAAGGTCGGTCCTATTATATTGGTGCGGACGTGGCGCACGGCATTTACGGTGGAGATTACTCATGTGCCCAGGTTCTTAAGATTGGTTACGGCGCACAGCCGGATATTCAGGTTGCCGAATGGCACGGATGGATCAACCCAACCCCCTACGGAGACGCTGTATGCGCTCTTGGCTACTGGTATAACACTGCGCAGATCGCTATCGAGTGTAACGACGTGGGGCAGTCCACCAACGCCCGTGTAATGCGCGTACTGGAATACCCAAACCTCTTCAGGTGGAAGCACTACGATAAAATCAAAAACTTTATGACTGACTTTTTCGGGTGGTACACCAACGTAAAAACCCGAGATTTAATCATCGCTAAGTTCCGCGAATTTATTGACGACGACATGATTATTATCCGCAGCGAAGGGCTGATCGATGAATGTTTTGATTTTTCGTCCGTGGATGACAGTCGCTTCGAAGGCCAATCAACTAAGGATGACCGCGTTTTCTCGATTATGATCGCTATTTTTTGCGCTCACGACGCGGAAGGTTGGGGCAACGAGCAGGCCATGAAGAAACCGCCGAAGAAAGACTTTCCGAAAGGGGTTGATTTCATCAACACGGACTACAGCTTCATGGAAGACCCCAACAAAGAAAGTAAGGCGCATCCCAACGATAATGAACTGCCTGCCGAAGTCGCTATGCACGAAGAGATTTACGCTGGCGGCGACAACGAGGCGTGGAAAACTTACTAGGAGGAAATATGCCCCACACGGGTTATGCCTGTCCGACTTGCGATAGTAACGGTCAAACAATTCCACTCATGTCCGGCGCAGGGGTGTTTGGATATCGCTGTGAAAAGGACCATGTGTTCAACGATACCGAAGCATTGCTTGCGATGAAGCCGAAGAAGTTTGCCGTCCCTAAGCCGGTAGCTAAACCGCCTGCCAACCAGTCAGAATTGAAGTTTTCAATGAACAGTGCGCTGGCAACGGCTGTGCGCGAGAGGTTTAAGGAAAACACAGGGAAAGCTATTGAAGGAGTCTGTTTAGCATTACTTGATCCCGGCGCTTTCATTGTGTCAGGATCCGACATAGAGAGAATGAAACAGCTTTTCAACCAGCCCGTGGACAATGCCGGGAAGTTGATTGGGATGGTTTTTAATCTCCGGTCGGAACGGGACGAAGCCAAGAAGGAAGCGGAAGCATATAAGGCATCACCAAAGATCGCCGCTGAAACAAACGAAGTGTCGGGAGATTTTGTGCAGGTTTCATTGCGTGTGGGAGTGGATGATTTCATGGCCATCAAAGAGAAGGCTAAGTTTAACGGCCGGTCTACTGCCGCCTACATCAATGAAGTTATTTGCAACGCACTCGCGCAAGGATGGTTCTAGTGGCTGACCAGTTTTTTCCAGAGCTAATTGCGGCAAGTACGGACCCTGATACCGGAAACCAGCACTACGTTGGTGGTACGGAGCAGGAGTACGCGACGAAGACCAGGACGTGGCTGGATGCGGCCTACGATGAAGCTATGTACGAGCAAGGCCAGAACGAGGAAATAAAGAAAATCGATAAGTACATCCAGTACATCATTGGCCAGCAGTGGCCTTCACGCCGCCCGTCCTACCGTTCGTCGCCAACCAACAACCGCATCTGGAGATTACTCTGGGAACTTGTCTCGATTATGACGGACGTTCGGCCAATGTTTGAAGTGAAGGCAACCAAGAAAGATTACGAAGCGCAGGCCGCAATGTTGAACAAGGTTACGCGGTCCTGGTGGCTTACCTCAGATTCAGACCTGGCGCTTGCCAATATCATTCTGTACGCAATTCTGTCTACCGGGTACGGCAAGTTAACCTGGAATGAAGAGTTGCGAAACGGACAGGGAGATCTCGAACTTTTGCCGCTCGGGACCAATGATGTTGTTTTGCTGAAACCTCGCCACTCTCTTCAGTCTGCACAAGCCTGTATCTATAAATCAGTAATGCCGTTGGGATGGTTTAGGAAAAAGTTTGGAGCAAGGGGATCACTGGTACAGGCTGACCCAGGATATTCGCGTTATGCGAACGAGCCAGGCCGTCCTACCCATATCCCCTCCATGGTTTTTGATGCACTCAGTGCCCAGATGAAAAGAACAGTAGGCGCACCTGCCACAGCTATGGACAGTGCTTACCCTACCGCTCTTTACCGGGAATTTTGGATCAAGGACTGGACTTACAACGAATCAAACGCAACCGTAACGATGGGCAGAAAGAACGCGAACTGGTCTTACGATGTTCCTCCTGGAAAGAGACTATACCCACGCGGACGCCTGCTAGCCACAGGCGGCAGGCAAATTTTGTATGACGGCCCAAACCCTTACTGGCACGGCCTATTTCCATTCGAAGCTCTGCGTATGAATGTGGTGCCGTGGCAGTTTTTAGGGTTAAGTGATATCGGTCCACTGATTCCGCTCCAGGACATCGTAAATAATATTCTAGCTGGCGTGCTCGATATGGTTAAGAAGGCTGTAAATCCAGGTTTCTACGGACCGAAAAACGCTTTCACGGAAGGTATGTGGGACACGATTGACTGGTCAATGCCGGGGATGAAGGCTGGCTTCAATCCCATGACCACGATGAAGCCGGAGTTCGCGCCCGCGCCTCAACTTCCCAGCTTCGTACTGCAAACTTTGCAACTGGCATCGAAAGAAATGGACCAATCATCTGGGATTGCGGCGCTAACTGAAATGCTAAAGAAGAAACAGGTTCCCAGCGGAGAAACTCTCGACCGCATCAAAGATGCACAGCAGACGCCATTACGCCTAAAAGGTCGGCACATCGAAGTATTTCTTCGCAACCTTGGCACCCAGAATATATCGAATGTTTTTCAGTTCTACGATGCTAGCCGCCGCTTCACTATGCTTGGGCAGGATGGGTTAACTTTCGAAGATTTTGACTGGGACCCAGGAAGCAGTGTTCCAGCCGGAATGAAACCTGAAGACTTTGCGCGAGCGTTCACTTTTATGATTGAACCAGGAACTTTGCTCAATGCAAACCGAATGGAACAAGCGATGATGTACGCCCGACTACGCATGCTAGGCGACCTGGATCGCAAAACGTTCTTCAGTAAGCTGGACCTTGGGCTTGACGTAGATAAGGTAGAAGCTGGACTAAAGCGCGAGGCGATGGAAGGAATTCCTATGCATCCGCCAAAAGGTAAAGGCGCTGCGGGCGGAGGAGCACCAATAAAGTGAGTGAAATCCGATCATTCCCAGCGCTAGAGTACGGCTTAATTGCTCCGAGTGGCGCACGGATTCCGCTGTCCAAAGAAGTATGGGAAGCAATCGAGCAAATATCTATACATAAACGGTCCGGGTCCGTGGTAATCGAGTTTAGGAATGGTGGGGTTGCAGGAGTGAAATCGAGTCTGGTGTATAAATAAAATAAATCTTGACTCAGGTTTTTAGAAACACGACTATCTTAGTGAAAATCAAAGATTGAGCCGCTGATCCAAGCTCTCCGGAAGTCTCGGAAACTGGCAAGCGATTCGGCTCCAGGGTGAAAACCTTGGGGCCTTTTTTATTTTGGAGACTCAATGCCGATACCGACCTGGCTGAAAGTTGTTTCACCGCTAGCTGACATCATTTCGGACGCTGAAGGTGGTGGCAGCAGCAAGAAGCGCCAGCAGCCAATGCCGAGCATGAAGCGCGGCGGCCGAGTAAAGAAGACAGGTCCAGTAAAACTCCATCGTGGTGAAACAGTTATTCCCGCAGGACGCAGCAAGAAAATGGCTCGTGGCAAGAAAAGGTTTG